TCATTTAGCTGGAAGCTGAGCCAGCATTTCAAGAGTGTTAAGCACCTCGTAGGCACCGAATGCAAATAAAACAAATGATGCAACAATCCCTGGAATGATCAGACCCCAGATTACCGCCGCGGCCACCTTCGAAGCCCAGGGCCTATATATCTTCTTCTCGAACTTGAGCTGCATCTTGCTCCATTCACCTTCGACAATCAGACCCTGATAAAAATAAGAGATAAATGCCGCGATCATCGCCGTCATCAGCGCCCAAAGAAAGTATTTCCCAGCCCAAGTCAGCCCTGCGGCAATTTTAGGCGTTTCCGCCAACGGCTGATATACACCCATCAAGGTAATCAGCCCGCCAGCGTTCACCAGAAGCATGATCTTTAGAACGAATACACCGATCTCCGCAGCAATTTGATCAGCATGCATGGCATAATTAAAATGTGCCTGGTATTCCGTCAGATTGCTTTGGTGCTGCATCTTGCGATCGTTATCGTCGGCCAAAATCATCTCCTATCGCTGATAATCAGCTCGGCGGCTTTTTTGGTGCCGGATTTGCCGATTGAGTAGGTTGTCTCGATCTCCTCGATGGTGAAGTCTTGGAAGACTTCTCGGATCTCGGGGACGTCGTTTAATGACATGATAAACTGGCCTTTAAGGGGCTGTAAAACGTCGCGTAAACGTTCAAAGTCGGCGCGTTCGAACAGGGTCTTGCCGTAGTCGGACTCGCAGCCCCAATACGGTGGGTCCAGGTAGAACAGGGTGCCTGGGCGGTCATAGCGGGTGATGAAGGCGGCGAAATCCAGGCATTCGATGGTGACGGCCGCCAGGCGCGCGCACAGGTCCTCGAGCATCGGCACCACCTTTGTCACGTCGAACCTGGCCGGGCGCTCGGGTGAAACGCCGAACACGGCCGTGCCGGCGACCTTGCCGCCAAAGCCGGTACGCTGCAGATAGAGGAATCGGGCGGCGCGTTCCAGATCGGTGAGCGTGGCCGGGTCGGTATAGACCAGGCGCTGAAACTCGGCGCGGCCGGTGATCTGCAGGCGGATCATCTCGACGAACGCCACATAATGCCGTTGCACGACGCGAAACAGGTTGGCGACGTTGCCGGAGCGATCGTTGATAACTTCGGCTTTAGGCCGGTAAGCGCGCCTCAGAAACACCCCGCCCATGCCGGTAAACGGCTCGGCATAGGTGCGGTGCGGGGTTTGCTCGATCCGCGCACAAAGGCGCTTGGCGAGGTTTTTCTTGCCGCCGATGTACGGCGCGACCGGCAGGATCGGCTCGACGGCCGTAAGGTTCGCGGCCGGGCTGAATTTCGTGTGTGACTCCATAAGTAAAATTGCCTGTAATGCACCCGCCGCGTGCGCGGTGACGGGTCGGCCTTAAGCGGCCGGTTTTGGTCGAGAGCGCTCTAATCGCTCGGTTCGGGACGCTCCAACGTCCCGGCCCCCGTCCCGGTCTATAACTGACCAATAGGAAAGGAGATAAAGTCATGGCTGATAAAAAGGACTCGAAACCGGCGCGGGGCGTGCCATTGCGCGAAGGCGTAAACCCACCCAAGATATCGCGAAATTCATCTGTGAACCCGACACCGGCCAGTCCAGAACGCCTTAGCCGTCCGCCGTCTCCGCCGCCTGCACCCCGGAAACCGAAGTCGTAGAGCCATCAACAAAGCTGACCGTGACGGTTTTGATCTGATTGGCCGGGATATATGTCAGGTGCGCCCGGCCGAATTCGTCGATCGGCTGAAAGTATTGTTCATCACCGTTTGCTTCAACAATTCGGGTCACGTAGAGCGCAACATTGCCGTCGCGATCAAGTTCTAGAGGCCCAAGGGGCAACTTATTTTTGAGCCTCTCAATGTTGCTATCGTATGCAACGTTATCGACGGCAACGACAGATACAAACCCCCAGTCACGACGCGCATCCAAGATGCTGTCCCAAGTAGAGGGCGCAAAGTTTTCCCGTGTGATCTTTAACGCTCGAAGGATACAGACGAATATTCTGAGACCAACCGCGCGCCAGAGCGCTGCAATCATGAGCGCGGCCGTTGTTGAGATCACGATGGCCCAGCTTAGGGACACTTTTTCCGAAACGGCTGCATATGCTGCGAATGCGACCGTACCATATACAAACACCTGAAAGATCGTATCAGCAGCCCGGTGTTTTTTATCCAGTCCGACGGTCGCCAACCGATATGCCAAATACCCAGCAGCGAGGACGAGCTGGATTTCAAACGGTAATTTTAGAAGCTCTTCAACGCTCATTTAAATATCTCCAGATTTACAGTTTCACAAAAGCCCGTTTTTCACCAGCCCGATACGGGCACCTTACCCACCCAGCGCCGCCGCCACGGCTGCCTCGATCGTGCGCTGGGCGTCGGCGGCGAGTTGCCGGGCGGTGGTGAGGGTGGCGGGGGCTGCGGAGTCCAAGTCTTCGAGGTCTTTTTGCAGCGCCTGGCGCGTGCCCTCGATCGTCGGATCGACGATGCCGAGCCATAGATCGCGCTTGGCGATCACGGCGGCCGCGACGTCGCCGACGTTGGCACCGTTGATGCCGATCTCGGCATTCAGGTACGGATAGTCGGTGGCCACTGGTGTGCCGGCCGCATCGATCACGGCCCGGCATTTGTCGGCCTCGGCGGCCTTGTTCTGATAGACGCTGGATTGCATGCCGGGCGGCACATACTGCCAGCGCACGCGTTCGGCGGCCGCGTTCACTTGCTCGGCGGCGGCGGCAACGGCGTCGGCAGCCGAGCCGGCACCCATTTTGGCTTTAAGTTTTTGTGCGGTGGTTTGCATTAGCTGAACTCCGGTGCGATGCCGTGCAGGCGCAGGCTGGTTGAATTGTAGGTGTTCCAACGGTATAGGCCGTTGGTTTCGCTGGCGCCGGTTAAGGCACCCTCAAAATACAGCACATCGACCAAGGTTGGTGTGCCGTTGACATCGATGGTGGTTTGATCGAGCTCTTCGACGGTCAGTTCATCCCACACCGCGCCGCCGTCGCGGCTTTCGAACAATTTGAGATCGGTGCCGTACACCACCGTATCGACCGGCTCGACCAGGGCGATGGCATGGCCGTTGGTTGGGACAGCCAACGTGGTAAGCGCATCACTGACGACAACCATGTCGCCAGCCGCACCCTGTTCAAAAAACTGTACTTCTGCGAGAGTTACCCAACCCGCGCCATTGGTGTCGATATCGATCCAGTGATATCGATATGGATCGCCCGCGGCGATGGCGGGATTTTCGACCGTTACCCCGTTCGCGTCGGCGACCGTACCGCTGGTATAAAGTGTGGTGCCGCCGCCGTAGCTCGGCGCGGCGTTTGAGCCTTTCAAATACCAAACGAATTCGGAGCCGCCACCCGAGTATTCGACACCGGCATCGGAAGACCCCCAAAAAGACACGCCGGTGATTACTTTTGTTTCGGCCACACCCCAATCTTTGCCGATAAACCCGGTGCCATCGGTGCCGACCGTCTTGGCACCTGCGGCCTGTCCCTGCGCGGTCACATCATCAAATGCCGCCGCTAAACCGCCGCCCGCCGTCATATTGCCGACAGCTGTTCCAGCCGCCTGCGAAACTTGGGCTTGGATAGGATTTTCAAGATAGGCACCTGCCGCGTTATGCAGATAGTTCGAAGACGCACCCGTGTTGATCCCCGACAGATCAGCATACGGATCCGGAAACGCATTGACCAAGCGGGCCGCTGATCCTTCGGAAATCGTGTCGCGCAGGCTGTTCAGCAGCAGCACTTTCCGCACTTCACCCAGCAGGCTCGCCGGCGTCCCGTTGACCCAGCCGGCACCGTCGTAAATCAGTGCCTCGCCGGTCTGCGGCGTGGTCAAGGTGACGTCGGTATGACCGGCCAGGTTCTGCGCCGCCAGGTGCGCGACAATGGCAGCGTTGAGCTGCGTGTTGTCGGCTTTGTCCGGTGCAATCCCGACCGCAATTAAGACATTGCGAATTTCTTCCTGGAACATATTGAGCCACCACGACGGCACGTCGGTGGCAGAAATTGAGCCAGCCGGGTTGCCCTCGGTGAAAAACCGTTCCACGCCAGCGGCCGGGATGGCATCAGCGACGGCGACGGACGTAGAGTTATCGATGCGATACATTAGGCCTCTCCATAAGCAAATTGGACATGGGTGTGCGCCGGCTTGCGGCGGGTGATTTCACATTCGAGGCGTTCGTTGCCCCATTTTCGGACCGGCTCGCCGGCTTTGCTCTCGCCGGCCTTAAACGGGCGGATCGTGGTTTCCGGAGCATTGACCTGCCATGCGAAGTTCCATTCCGGATCGCAGCACGGATCGCCCGCTTTGAAGCCGGCTTTCAAAGGCCGGAATTCGGTGATGGTGATGTCATAGCCGAGCACGGCCGCCATCGAGATAAAGAACGCGCGCGACTGTCCGCCCCTGGACGTGACGTGTGCATGCAAGGTCAGGCGACGTTCGGCGGCGGTCTGATCGAGGCCGGCCAAGCACGCCGTTGGTAGTCCGAAAGCGCGCTCCCAATCGATGAGCATTTCATTGGTGGTGCGCGGATCAGCCTCATCGAGAAGATCGACGGCGCGATTGTGCGCGCGGGCCAGGCCGTCTGCGAAGCTGCTCAGCAGCTTGGTCAAGGTGGCATCAGGCTCACGCGGCCAGGCAGCACCTGGCGGCAGGAGCTGTTGTAAAAGATGGGTGTATTCAGCGGCGTTGGATTTCATGACATCAACTCCACGGGTATGTGCCGACGACGGCGATCTCGCCGGTGGCGTGGGTGATGTCAGCGACCGGGTTGGTCAGCACGTGGTCGGTTTCGCCGGCGGCGATCGAGATCGCTTCGCGGATGTGGCTGATCAGGATTGTCGCACCCGGCTCGGCCTCGCGGCGGATCAGGTCGGCGATCTCGGCCTCGATGGCGGTTTGTACCGCGACGTTGGACGGCGTGAGCGTGAGGCCGGCGATATTCAGCGCCACCGGTACCGGGGCGACGACGGTGACGTCGGCGGTGACCGGGCGCACAAGATCGATGGCGGCCTGCAGGGCTGTGACGTCGGCTGCCAGCGGAATGCCGTCGGCGTAGGTATTGTCCATCATAAAGCGCACCGTGACGGTGCCGAGGCCGAGTTCTTGCGCGTATACCCAGGCGCGTGTGACGCCGGGCTGCGCCAGTGACCACTCAACATAATCGAACGATGCGCCACCGTGCGGGGGTTGTTGAATGCGGGCGAGCACGCGGGCACGCAGGCTGGCATCGGTTTCCGCGTCGGCACCGCCGGTCAGCCCGCCGGCAGCAACGCTGGCCTGTGTGGTGACGCCGGCGATGGGCGAAATCAGGCTGACTGCGGCGGCCGTCAGCGCGTTGCCGGCCTCTGCGGCCGTGGCCGCTTTGACGGCGACGGTTGCAGCCCCTGCGACCAGCGT